GTTAGAACCTACGTTCGTCGTAAATGGGTTTTCTTTAGCGAAAGTATTTAACGACGAAGGAACTTGTTTTAATGTTGCCAATAGACCGGGATTAGCCATCGTTGTACCAGCAGCAGTATTCATAGCACCCATCGACAACGCAGGATTAGCAGCTATACCAGCAGCCTGAGTCGCTCCAGCACCAGCCGCAGCACTAGCGCCAGCACCAGCCGCAACAGCACCACCAATACCACCACCAACAGCACCTAACAACGCACCCTTAATCGGATTACCACCTCTAGCAGCAGACATACCGCCACCTAGAGCAGCACCAACCATCGCCATAGTCACAGGATCGCCCATTATTTACCCCCACCAGATTGAGTAGTTGTTTCCAAAGGTGCGCCATAAAATATGTTCGCAGCACGTTGCAGACGATCCAATGGCAAGTCTTGTGCAGCTAAACGACCTTGAATAGCTTGCAAATCATAAGCCTCACGACCTTGACCAACCTGCAATAGACGCTGAATATCTGCGTAATCCTGAGCAGCCAATGAAGGAGCTAATTGAGCCGCCTGAGCCTGTCTCGCTAGGTCAGCAGACGTAATATCAGAAGCCGTACTTAAAGCCCCTAGACGAGTCCTTAGAGCCGCTTGCTCACCTGCTGACAGACCGCTAGCACCAGCAAATCGATTCGCTATAGCCTGTTGCTCTAGGCTACCTAAGCGACCCATAGCTGCCTCTTGAGCCTGACGTTCTAGTTGGTAATTCTGGAGATAAGCCTGTTGATTCTGTTCCGCTAATGCTCTAGCTAAGACATCCTGAGATTTAGCCGTTTGTTGTGCCATCGCACCAGAACCATAACGACCAGCAGCAGCAGCCTTAGCCTGTAAGTCCTTCATGCTCTCGCCAAAAGACTCACCAGCCAAACGATTAGCCTGAGCTAAAGCACCCTTTAGGAATTCGCTACCACCACCTAGATAAGCACCGCCAGCAGTGGATTTCGTTAGCCGAGCAGCCTCAGACTCCGGCTGACCTTCCATCATAGAACGATAGAAACCAGCAGACGGATCGTAAGCACCCATCCCCATAGCCTCGATCTTCCCGGCATAAGGGTTTGAGTAGCCCATTTGTTGAGCTATGACACTTTGAGCTTGTCGAGTCAACGGAGAGCCAGCTAAAGCCCTCTGTTCAGCCATTGACATCGCTTGCTGAGTTGCAAAAGAAGGGCTTACCGCTAGAGTCTCCGGGGCTTCCGGCATCGCTTGATACCGCTTCTTTGCCTCATCTAAAGCAAAGGTAATATAGGGCTTAAATTCCTCGCCTATCTTTGTTTCGCTTGACTGTCCACCGCCACCCATATTAGACCTCGCAAATCCATTTTCTAGGACGGAATCCGTAATGGCTCGCCCTACGTTGCCAACCTTGACGATGACTGGAAAAGGTTAAATATTTGACATCAGAATTCTGTGCCATATTTTTAATGAATTGTAAACCTTTTTCAACCACTTGATAATCGTTTTCTACCGTCCAAGCCGCCCAAATGTGTAGCTCATGACCTAGCGGCTGCAATACAAAAAACCCTGCAAAATGCTTATTTTCTAACGCTATCCACAACATCGATTTCTGGTTGAACAGATCGACGTAAACATCTTCAACTATCCAAGGCTCAGGACTTTTTAGCTTAATCTCATCTAGCCCCGGCTTTATCGTTGCCCACCAATTTCGTATCTCCTGCTGCGGTATAAAGTTAAATTCAATCATCCGACGATAATGTATCCGTAAGTTTTGTCTGCCGTACTGTTAGCCCAATGACTGACAGTTGCCTCACCTTGTTGCTGGCTTGAAACGTAAAGATTCGTTGTAGCCGATGGTGCAACATAATTTAACGTAACAATAGCACTAGGAATCGATGGACGGGTAGGGCTAGTGCTAGTTCCATACTGCTCTAGAGATACACCTATGTCCGTAGTCCTCCACATAATCTCAGCATAGTCACCAGCGTTCATTTCTATAAAGAAATTCATCGCGGCAATTAGGTGGCTCGGATCGCCAGTGCTTTTCCTTGCTGGCATGTGGAATCGGCTATTCGAACCAGCTACATCCGATCCATTCTTACGGAACCAAATATCTACATCCTGACCGTCATTGGTCGTGTTTTTGTACTGAAACGAAAACTGGATGTTATAAATCCCATAATTCCTAACGTTAAGCCTAGAACTATTGGAAAGGTAGATTCCATTGGAATAATCTGTTGTATTAAAGGTAACTGCATAGGCTGTAGTCGTGTTCCCAGCCGTTTGGTCTGTAGTGTCCTGAAACGCCCCATAAGGAGCCGAATCAGCCTCAGCAGCATTAGATACCGGAACAAAGAAAATAAGGCTGTCATAGCCTATACGCCCGTCGTAGAGGGTCGTTGTAACCGCATTTCCTGTCGCTAGGGTCAGAAGCCCAGTGTTATTCGTCTTTCCGTCCATAATGCCACGAACAACCTCAGCAACATCACGCTCCGAGGCTCCAAATGGCGGTAATGTGCGAAATTGACGAGTCATCGATCACCAGCTTTCGTTACATCTACGTCAACAGCCACCACAGTACGCCAATTGCTACCCGTAGGACGTACCTTTACCCTGTGATAGTTGCCGCTAGACCGCACAGATACCCGATTAATCGAGTCTGGAGAGGCATAATCCGTAAAAGTAACGTTATCTTGGAGCAATACTCGGCTAGATACCGCTACATCACCACTTCCATTGTCCACAATCGGCTTAACTAGGGTCATTAAGCTCCTGCCGATGTCTAAATCGTTAGTCGTAACAGAGGCTTCAGCAAAATCGCCCGTAAATCCGTACACTTTTTGACCGTAAACCGCTGCCAAAAACCAAGTTCCACCCGCATAAGCACGATCATCCAGCGTAATCGAAGCAGCATCAATTGATGGCAACGATAAAGTACAGTTACTCGTAGAAATAGACCCTGAAGCTACCGTCGTAAACGTAAAACTGTTGTCATCGACCTTAGTAATTTGATAAAACCCGTCAGCAGCACCACCAGATATTGCATCAAAGTAAACATAGGCATTAGTATTTAGCCCATGATTGTTTGCCGTTACGGTAACGGTCGTAGTTGTACGAGTGTAAGTACCTGCTAAAGTATTCGTTCCCGGCGTAATCGAGAGTTTATCCAACGCCTCTAGGGAAGCCGAGGAAGTCACCACATAAGAGATTGACTGAACGTTAATGGTCGAATAAGACCAGCGGTTTAGCTTCTGGCTGTAAATAAGTAATTTGTTACCTGCGGCTGTTGGAACTACCCAAATAATGAGCGAACGTACAGGGTCAACCGTTGCACTCATCTCTGTTGTTACTTTGCTAATCGAGACGTTCTCAAAGAACCAACGATCAACCTTCTCAGCACCAATCGGGGTTACTGTCTGACCGTTACAGGCATAGAAACCATCGTCCGCTAGGAAATAGGTAATACCTGATAACTGAGCAATCGAGCCGTTAGCGATACATCCCAAAGACCGAGAGATAGCGTCAAACTGGAAGAAGAACGGGCTACCAGCATACGTCATCCGGTAAATCGCCTTCTCCAAGAAGATCAGCCCGTATTCACCGCCAGCGATACCAGTAATATCGCCACCGTCAGGAAGCACCTGAGCATCAGCCTGAACCGATGATGAGGCAGTCCAAACAGTCTCGTTATTGATGTCAGACCAGTAAACCTTAGATTCCTCGCCAGCTACGTTAGCTGCAACAACGAAATCTCGGACAACTGTGACAAACTTGGCAATAGGCGCATCAGCGGCTAGGTCTGCAAATGCCGTACTTGAACCTAAGTCGTAAGCCTGTAGCTTAGCGTTACCGTCAGCAGCGATAACCACAGCACCAAACTGCGTTACATCCCACGACAAAGCCGTATAACCGCCAGCCTTACTAACATCGGTATACGAGTTGTTTGAGGTATCAAACTTGTACAACTTAGAAGCACTAGCCGCAAACAAGACATTCTGACCGCCATACTTACCACCAAAGCAAGTCAGCAAAGTCTCGGAAGCCTGAGTCTCATCGTTAGGATAAGGCTCAATATTGGGGATAGGCGCATAACCACTAGCAACCGGATAACAGTTTACTGCATCCGATACCGCCTGAACGATACTCGGCTGATCCGGTAGCCACTCACCAAAGTTTATTCTTGTCGTTGCCATGTATCACTCACCGGAGAAACTTTCGTCCATTCTTCACCGTAAATCATGCCTTCAGCAGTAACCACAGCCCTAGCACTGATTGACCCTACAGCACTCGATCTCGTAACCCCACCAACGCAACGAACGTCAGCCTCAGCAGTAATCGCAGCAGATGCCAAAACAGCATTGTTAGCAATCGCTGTAAATCTACCTACGCCAACAATCTGAGCAGCCGCAAACTTAGCAATTCCACCTGTCGCTGTAACCGTAGCCCTACCTAAAATAGACGCTACAGCAGACCTAGAGTAGCCTCCTAGCGCAGTGACTACGGCTCTACCAGTAACTGAAGCTGAACCCTGTATAGCCCCCTCAGCAGCCGTTACAACAGCCCTACCAAGGATTGCACCAGAAGCATTAACCGTCTTAGTTCCAGCCGCAGTAACTAACGCTCGACCGTTAATCGCCCCTGACGCTGTAACCAGCGTAGTAATGCTATCTTCAGATATTGCAGCAGCAGATAACGGTAGGAATCCAAGCATTTAAGGCTCCACAGCCCAAGTTACTGACCAAGGGAAACCCTCTTGTGACGGAATATCACGCAAGGATTGACGATAAGCAGCCCAAGCCGCTTGATCCACCGGAGCATCAGCTACTTGCGTCCAATCAGAAGCAGTCAACTTACGGTTTCTTTCGTCTCGTACAGATTTTGCCTGATTTGCATCAATAGAGGCAATGGCTTCAGCGTCCATATCCGCGACGGAAAACTTGGTAAACCACTGTCCATTGATTTCCTCGACACCATCGCGGTAAGCAGTCTGGTATCTCGTTGGCTGTGCTTGTGCGCCATTTAATACCGGATCAGCGTCAAAGCCATTTAGTAGCTCAACCGTTAGCTGTTGAGGAAAACTGGTATTCGGATGAGCAGCGCGAAACTCGCTCTCTGTCATCACTTGCCCTGTTCTAAGTCTGATTTCCATGTTGTCCTCTACGCTATTGCTAAGAAAATAAATGTGCCACCATTGGCGTTAATAGCTGCAGGTGCTGTGCTGCTGATCTCAAACCCAGAGTTTGCTGTGTCAACGTAGTCAGTGCTAGTAACTTCTGCCGCTGATGAATTCATCAGTAAATATGGGTCATTGCCCGCCACAATACCCCGAGCGCTATCCCAAACATACCAATCGCCCGTGCTGTCAGTACGCTTAATCATCAC